GCGTATACGTTCCAGAAGCTGCATCTAATACATATCCAGTATTAAGACCTACAGTAGATCCAGTAAGTGTATACGTTCCAGAAGCTGCATCTAATGTATGATTATATACAGGATCTAGAGTTACAGCAGTACCAGTAAGTGTATACGTTCCAGAAGCTGCATCTAATAAAAGAGTGCCACTAAGATCTACAGCAGTACCAGTAAGTGTATACGTTCCAGAAGCTGCATCTATTGAATAAGCTTCACCAGCAACAGGCCCATTAATAACCAATCCAACTGTAGAACTAGTATCAATATCTGATCCGTCAATCGTATGAGTAACGCTAGATATTGTCTCAGTAGACGTTGTTTCAGCATTTCTTGTTGTTATTGCAATGGTGACTGTTGTAGCTTCATCAGAATCAACTGTTGTCCATCCAGAAGCTGCTGCGCCCCAGGCCCTAGTATCGACCGCACAGCCTACAAGAACACGTCCACCCGCCGTGTCAGTATCCCACGAAGGGGTCGTAACATTATTACTTGAGGTAGCATTGCCGCCTATATCAGAAACCGAATCTATAGGAGTGCCTGCATCAAACTCGCCCGCTGGAACGAGAATTGTATACGCATTCCAACGTTGCCCCGTGCTACCAATAGCCCAAGCGTGTGCCCCACTGCTTCTACTATCTGTTCCTACCCATGCGATAAGTCCTATACCAGGACCAGCCTGAGACCCGGTATCGCCAGCAACTGCTGTAAATTCTAGAGTCTCACTGAAAGGGCCAGTTGACGGCGGGGTAATAGGGAAATTAACTGTATCGTCATCCATTGCAAGAACGGTGATAAGTAAATCACCATCCGCATAGGCTGGATAACTAACATCTGGAGTTGTGTCGACTGAATTATTGGAACTATTTGTTAGATCACCGATTTCAATTACTGGAGCAGCCATTAGTCTATCCCTTTATCTTACGCCTGGCCTGACACCTGGACGCACGCCTGGACGCACGCCTGGACTGGTGATAACGCCACCATCTTCTGCTTTATATTCCAACGCACCAATATCCGGCGCATCACCCGAAATAACTAAATTCCCGCGACTGTCCTTCCACAGCCAAACCAAATCATCTACATTACGACTGATGCTATTTTCTAAAGTAATTATATTGTTTACATAATCAACTGATGCTATCTGGACCTTTGCACTACCAGATAAATTCGACCCTACTGCTATCCAGTCCCCTTGCATACCCATCCATGTCGGAAACCCTGACACATCATAAAAATACTTTGAATCCGCTACGTATAGTGATGTTCCACTCCCAGAATCTGATCCTGTGATGATGGTTAGATTTGTCCCCCGATCTATTAACGTACTAGACTCTGTTAACGTGTAATCACTATTATTATAATTAGTGAATAATGGATCAACTGTTATGATGTCTGTAAATTCTGGATACGTAGGACCAGACAGAGACTCTGCTTCTGAAGCATTTCTACCACCTAAATCCGCAGCATTAATATAATCAGTTCCACTGCTAGTCCCGATCATATTAGTAAACCACTTGTCTCGGATTCCGTCTGGTAAATTTTGTGATCCACCAGCATATTGAACTAAGACGCCAGAATATGGGTTTCCATACAGTAGATTGTTAACCATCCGATTATTTCCTAAATCTAGAAAATTCGTCCCAACATACTGTAGCCCATACGAATGGTTACGATTTTTTACCATCGTATTATTGTAAATGTGATTATCAGTCGCGTCTGAATCACCCCCACTAGTACCCGATGTTGTTTTCAACCCTCCAAGCGCCGAACTCGTATAGTCTGCTGCTCCCCCTTTGTGTATTATATTGTATCGAATTATGTTATCAGGGGCTGATAACTGAAGGGCATTCCCCGGTGTTGCTCCGGGCCATTGATCATAATCAAAAGACGATCTACATTCATTCCCTTCCCATAAATTATTTCCTCCAGCGTGCCAAAGAGCGCAGGCGGTATGATAATCGTTGCTAATAACATTATTTCGGACTACATTATTTGTAGCTAGTGTACTAGAAATATACAATGCGTCATGTGATGCACTATCTATTATATTATCTTGATACAAGTTATAATCTGAGTCTTTTGCTACTTGAATTAAATCTTGTGTTTCCTCAGTACTATCATTTTGTGCGTCATGCTCACCGTATATTTCATTATTCTCAAATACATTATATATAGTCGTAAAAGATCCTTCCCAAGTGCTGGCACAGGCAGACCATCCGCGACTTGCCGTTATGCTTCCATCCCCTCCATTGCGATAACCTAAAACAACATTTTTAACTATCGTCCCTTCAGATCCACACGCATTCCCGTAAGTAGAAACAAAACCTGTAGGTATGTGCACGATTCTTCTAGTGCCATCCTCATCACTAGGCCCTGCACCATTTACTGTAATATAATCACGCTCTCCTAGTGCAATTGAACCCCTATCCGTATAACCACCTGTTCCCGTCCAATTCATCGTAACTTGACCATCACCATAAGCCTGATATGTAATCCGATTATCGTTATCAGTCCCGGATCTAGCTGGACGTATCTGTTCACCAGTACCGTATGTTCCGGCTTGTAAATAGATTACATCTTCAACAACTGCCTCATCATTCGCTGTATCTAAATCACAGGCAGCCGTTCCTGTAAGACCTGTACAGTCACCCACTGAACCAATGCAATTGTCTCCACCATCATCCCAAGCTGAAGTCCCATTACTGGAGACACAGTAATAAGTCGGAGCTGCATTAGCCAGAAATGGCAGACATAAAAGACTAACCAGAATGTAGTGCACTGGCATGACCTCCTGTGTGGATGATGATGGAGGTATCGACCCATTCCTTGGTAGCAGTAGCATCAACAATCATCGCCACAATGATCTCGGCCTGCATCTGAGCAGTGACTAATGCCAGTTTCCCATATCCACCAGTCAGAAATGACAGTGTGGCATTCGATGCCGCAGCACCTCCAGTTGCCGCCACACCATCCAGATATAAAATTAGATCTGTAGATGATGACGGTGACGGGTCTGAAGTCTGATAATCCCCGGTCGACGAATCAGGATCGAGAAACGGAAAGTAGAAATTATTCATCTCTCCAGTAGTTGAACCATACACTCTTAAATCAGGCATAAATTTCTCTCACATTACTGGCTAAATAGCCATACTGTTCCATCACTTCCCTGTGGTCGGACTCTATTCTCTTAGCTTGGTCTGGTGATAAAATGTCTTTCCAGTGACCAGATGTACCGTGGTGGAAGAAGGTGTCTGTGTGTTCCGAGGTTTCGATTAAATCATGTAACATGTTATCTCCTAACCCTAGCACCTATATGGGCGCTTTCTCCTAACATATGATAGTGTAGTTTATGACAATGTCTGCATCTTAATACTACTTTATCATAAACATTATTATCCTTAACGGAATACTGTAGGTTATTTATATCCCTACAGCATTCGCGTTGGAATTCAGGTTTCTTTTTTATTTGCTCTCTAATAAACTTATGATAATCATGCATTAGGCTAAAGTAAATATACTAGTTGTAATAGTAAAGGTAAACGTATCATCTGCTGTTAAATCAATTGTTGATCCATTATCCCAATACATTACTAATTCATCTGGCCCAGTTGCATCTTCATTAAATACTACTGCATATTGAATACTATCCCAATCACTTGCTCCTGCTGTCCATGCCGCAGGGCTTGAAGCACCGCATGTTGCTGTACCTGTAGTTTCTGACCATGTATTTGTAATATCTTTTCCTTTAGTAGTATAACCTGTACCTGTTACTTCATTACTTAAATTACCCAAAAGTGGTCCACTTGCTGCAGTAATTGATGCTGTATCTTGATATAAAGCTACATTTAATTGATCAGCATTAAAATTATGTACTCCTAGCCCTAAATCTTCTACAAATTGATTAAACTTACTTGCATTTGCCATTCTTTTTTCCTCTCTCTATTAATTAATTTCGCGAAAGCGAAATAAATCTATCTAGTTACACCTTCAGAAATAATAACTTGTCCCTGAAGTAAACGTATAACATTATTTGCGTTTCCGTTTTCGTATATTTCTAAGTCATAAACAGCAAAATCAGTATCAAATGTATCTGTTTCAACTGCACCTATATATAATTGTATTTGTCCAGTAACTGAACCACTTTCTAAAACTATGCCGCTATTTCCAGTAGTTAATTCGGCTATATAAGCTATATCATCTACTCGTTGACGTATTTGCATACGTGCACTTTTTCCTGCTAAGCTTATAGGATTTTTATCTGCATCCTTCCAAACTAATGTTTTGGCAAATATACTGCCTCTTTCTATATTTAAATTTAATGTTCCTGCTGACATTCTAAGTTTTATCCCGTTTTACGTTTGCGGAGCCAGTAATGCCATCCGCGACCAGAATTAATATCTAAGGCATAGGTTCTAGGGGCAGTATCTAATTCTATAGCAAATCCGCTAAGTGTATACGTTCCAGAGTCTACATCTAATGAATAAGTACCTGTACTAGTAGTTTCTAATTCTACAGCAGTACCAGTAAGTGTATAAGCTCCAGTATCTACATCTAATGTAAGGGCACCATTAAGATCTACAGTGATACCGCTAAGAGTAAGTGCTCCAGATGCTGCATCTAGTGTATGCTCAGCGCTAAGGTCGACAGTAGTACCGCTAAGTGTATACGTTCCAGTATCTGCATTTAGTAAATAAGTACCAGTAGTTTCTAGTTCTACAGTGCTGCCGCTAAGAGTAAGTGCTCCAGATGCTGCATCTAATGTATGCTCAGCGCTAAGGTCGACAGTACTACCACTAAGAGTATATGTTCCAGAGTCTACATCTAATGTATGCTCAGCGCTAAGGTCAACAGTAGTACCACTAAGTGTATATGTTCCAGAGTCTATATCTAATGTATAAGTACCAGCAGTTCCAAGAGCTACATCAGTACCAGTAAGTATATATGTTCCAGAGTCTATATCTAATGTATAAGTACTATTAAGATCAACAGTAGTACCAGTAAGTATATATGTTCCAGAAGCACCAGCTAGTGAATAAGCACCAGCGGTTTCAAGAGCTACATCACTACCGCTAAGAGTATATGTTCCAGAGTCTATATCTAATGTATAAGTACTATTAAGAGCTACATCACTACCGCTAAGAGTATACGTTCCAGAGTCTACATCTAATGTATAAGTACTATTAAGATCTACAGTGATACCGCTAAGAGTATACGTTCCAGAGTCTACATCTAATGTATAAGCAGTATCTAATCCAACAGTAGTACCACTAAGTGTATACGTTCCAGAAGCACCAGCTAAACTAAGAGCACCTTTAAGAGAGGCAGTAGTACCGCTAAGAGTATACGTTCCAGATGTAGCATCTAATACATATCCAGTATTAAAATCTACAGTAGTACCACTAAGAGTATATACCCCAGATGCACTAGCCAAAGAGTAAGCTTTGCTAAGGGCAGTAGTGCTGCCAGTTAAAGTATACGTTCCAGATGTAGCATCTATTGAATAAGGAGTAGGTGTAGGGGCATCAGGTGCTGTTACCCAGACAGCAGAAACCAATACACCTTTATTGTTAGCGATTTGCGTAATGCGAACATACAGACCGTCCCAGTCTGTTATGTTTTGGCGTTCACCAGTTGTTAGTGTTTCTGTGTACTCAGCAAATGAACTACCAGGACCTTGCTGTGTTCCTGTATGGATAAGCCCATCGTCAACGGTGTATACGTCAAGACGGATTGCAGCGCCGCCAGATGCACGCTGAGCACGGTAATAAACAACAATATCGTCAGCTTCAGGATCTTCTAAAGCATCAATATTAAGATCACAGGCATTATTACTACCCGACGTAGGACTGGATATCCAGTCCGCATCTGATTGATCATCAACATCACTCCATAAAGGAGTTGTTGTCCACGAGTCAGTTGCTCTATCTGAAATTGGGTATTTAAGCTGAGCCATACTACTAGCTGCCTATAGTTTCTAAATTATGTGAGTGAGTATATAAAGCATATCTTACCGCATCTGCAATATGACAATACTTATCATGTAATGGGCGTTCTGCTAGTAATCCTTCTCTAGGATCCCATCGATAATTATCAAACATATCTATTATATTAGTACAACTAGAAGAGATGAATATTCTATCATGATCTACCAGTGATGATAAATATCCAATACCATCATTTACTGATTTCTTAGCATTTATAGTAGTAATATCATAATCATATGCTAAGTCATAGCGTGTTTGTTGTGCAGCTGAATCAATATAGATAAAATCAATATTATGTTCTGAAATTTTATCTTGTATCATCTTAGCGTACTCAGATGTACCAGATTCGTTATTTAAATATTCATCAACTAAATAGTAATTATAACCATCTGTTAAAGCAACAATAAAAGCTGTTGGATCTCTAAATCCTAAGTCCAATCCAGCTACTACATCTAATACTTCTAAAGTAGATATATCTATATCTACTATTTGAGTCTTATTAAGATTAAATATTTGACCTTCTAATGCTATAAATTCACATAAATGTTCTTGTGCGAATTCAGCGCGACTCATTGATGCTTTTGCATCTTCTATAGCTTGTAAATCTGTTCTAGGATTATCATGATATGTACTAAGTATAGAAGCCCAAGTGGGAAAATTATTTGAAAATCCACGTTTATAAAATTCGTGAAACCAATTATTACCGCGAGGTGTACTAATAAAAATAGCTTTACTATTTACTTTATCTAATGTAGGGCACAACTGAACATTAAATGCATCTGCTCCATCATTATTAACAGCACATTCATCAAATATAATTAAATCATAACTGCGTCCGATTACAGAGTCTACCTGTCCTACAGAGCCCATTCTAATTGTTGACCCATTTTTTAATTCTATTATCTTATCTTTGGCATTTGATTTTTGTACTTCTACACCAAAAGCTGTTAATAGTTTTTTCTGATTATCCCAAGAAATACTAGAAAGAGCATAGTTTGGTGCTATAACTAATATATTACATCCGGGTATTAAAGTAATTAAGTGACCGATTACATTAGCTATAAAACTTTTACCTGTACGTCTACTTAATACTGCAGTAATAAATCTATATTCAGGATTATTAATAGCATTTATAAAAGCTATTTGTGGCGGGACAGGTTCAATATCTATTAGTTGTAAGTACTTACTTATATCTAGTTTTATTAGGCGTTCTTTTACAGGATATTCTGTAATAGAAGTATCACTAATATTATCACGAGAGATTTTCATTATCGTAGTAAACGATCTTGAGGTTGAAAACCAGAAGTAAACTCATAAGCTCCTATAGTTGGTGGGATATGATATGGTCTACCGTTACGATCTTTTATCGCGTCAGTGTAAACGCCAGCTTCGTAGACTGGGGAATCTACTAGTGGTTTATTATCCGCGCCTAAAAGAGGATCGGTTGATATGCTGTTACTACCAATAGATTCCGCATTATCATTTTCATCAATCACATTTACTGCAAATCCGTTGAAGCAATTATTGTCTTCAGTAATACTGTGCGCGTCAAAACGACGAATCCCGCTACCAGATAAGCCTGAAAGAATATTATTCTTTGTCTCGCCTCCAGCAATTGTCATAGGTGAATACTGGATCGCAGCTTTAGGCGTTTGGTCGCCATCATTGTAAGTGCTATCCACAGTTAAATTAGTGCAGGTATTATTAATAATGTGCGCATTATTCCCATCCTGGCTTGTTGCATCAGTTGCGAAATAAACCATTCCACAATCGTCTACCAGATTAGAATAAAACCAATTTTCCTTGCCCGAGTTATCATGCCATGCTTGATAACATCGAGAAATAGCATTTCCATATATCCGTGTATTTGTGGTCTGCGAATCAGTCTCTATCCCCCCTCCATCACCGTTGTAAAATCGTCCATATGTCATATCTGTAAATGTATTGTTATACACATAATTATAATATCCAGTACCAGGAATACATTTACTAAAATATACTCCCCCAGTCGACACAGCCAGCCCGTTAGAGGTAAAGGCATTCCCATAAATACGAGCGTTTCTTACTTCACCTCTAACCCAAATCCCCCCACGCAAAATGTCGGAAAATGTATTGCGCCTGATTATCGCATTATCCATAATTCGTGAGGTTCCCTCCGCCCCGGCAATTCTTATCCCCGTACCACAACGATTAAAAGCACAATCCTGTACAATAGCACCAGTGACTGTAGTTGAATCTGTTGCACTTTCATTAAACACCCCTAGGGAGGTATAACGGAAACACAGGTTTTCAATCACAATGTTATCGGAATTGAAAGCTTCAAAAACTCTATCTTTGGTATTTGCACTCCAGTACACCGCGCCATAATAAGTGACGGGGTTCCCTACTGAATACACGATTAACCGGTTATTGTCTTCTGCCGTTCCCCGAAACCAATCAAACTGAAAAGCTTGAGCAGGGACATTCGTCGTCACATCGGTAAGCGTAGAAGTCACAACAGTCCAATATTCTAACTGATACTGGCCCGGGGTAAAGTCATCCCCAAACCACACTGCCTGTATGGGGTTATATGATGCTATTCCACCATCTAAAATCCATAGATTAGACCCAGGAGATAGGCTAGTCGGATCTGTAGGGTCTACCTCTGTCCAATCACCAGCCTCTGATGTGTGATAATGGTCAAAAACAGGTTTTGGCTGTGATATATCATCAGACCCATCACCATTATAATATGTCGTTACTGTCTTATCCGAATCCCCACTATAAAATGTGCACTTAGACTCAGCGCCATAGTCCGCAAGATTCTCTACTGTCCCTCGCTTTATCCTGAGTTCATCCCAAGACGCCTTATTAGTCTCAGCATCCGGCAGAGAATTCCACGGCGTCCCCACTGTGCCATCACCACCCCCAACAGCATTTACATCCAAATAACTTGTGGTCATGTAAATCTGCCTATACGAGTATTAGTTGATGTTCTTGGCTGCGCAGGGAATCCAGAAGTAAACTCATAAGCTCCTATAGTTGGTGGGATATGATATGGTCTGCCTTGGTAATCCTTAATAGAAGATACAAATATCCCTGCTTCATAAGCAGGCGAATCAACAGTTGGTTTGTAGTTAGCATCTAAAAGAGGATCTGAAGTTAAGGTATTAGTCCCCAGGGTATGGTTTGTAGTCGGAGTATCAAACCCATAGAAGATGTTGTAATCTTCATCTGTCTGATCTGTTCCGGTATTGACGTAAAACCCATCACTATCACCTGTGAAAATGTTGTTTTTGATCTCAACTACATCATCTGCCATCGCATCGCCCGCAATGAATCCATAATGAGTCGAATTAACAAAAGTATTATTATAAATGCGAGTCGATGTATGGGCTGACGCACCACCCAATATCATCCCAATTCGATTTCCTGTTCCCAGGTTTCCGTATATCTCACCATTTGTCACAGATAACACCATTATCCCGGCCCCAGATGTTATATCCGCACCGCTATAGCCAACATTTCCGCTACATGAATTATGCCTGCAAATAATATTGTCGCAGCCATCATCAATGAGTAGACCATGACCATCAATGCCTTCATCCGCCTCATTATTGTTACATGTGTTATTTTCAATTGTGAAATACGCCGATACCTGAATATTCATCCCACCGAGAACCCCTAAGTTCCCATTGCATGTATTACCGGAAAAACTGCTAACATACGATGTATCGGTGAACCCTATAATGAGAACCCCACCAATCCCTCGATTACTCGATACCGTATTATTGTCAATAACTAGGGTTTCGTTAATAGCAGAAACATGACCGCTATCACCCACACGGATTCCAGCGTAAAGTGTTCCACCATTACCAGTAATAGTATTCCCAGTAATAGTTAAATTCGTAATCTTATCAGAGGCAGCACCTGCTGCTTCTATCGTGACCCTGATACCCTCATATCCACTACCCGTTATCGTGGAATCTGTAATAGTTAATTGATCGAGAGTTTTTGCAGTGCCACTGGATTGCAAATAAGATATACCCCGCTGCACATTATCTGTTATCTCGCAATTATCAATAGTCGAACCTGTTACATCTACCGCAGACGCAATCTTAATACCATAAGTGCTGCAACCTGTAACAGTTATGTTCTTCAGGATAATCCAATCGCCTGCGAATAAAATCCCATACGCCCCTGTTACGGTAATTACACCGGGAGTAGCCCCATCACCACGGATAACAATTTCGTTACCCTCAGTGGCATCTGCATTGACATTTACACCTGTTGTTATCAACCCCAATAAATAGACATCATTCCCTGGGTGAGATGACCATGTGACAGAGCCAATAGCCTGCGCATTGGCAGGACTAGACCCATCTGTGGATCCAGCACCAGATTGGGATACGAAGAAGTCAGCCATTAGGTAAATCTGCCTGTAGCTAATACCTCACACCCAGAACCTGTGGTGATCTTCCAGGCAGTTGTGCATACAGCATCAATAATATATGTACCAGTCTGAACACTAGCTGGTGTGCCAATGCCGGCTACCGCTAGTACATTTGTAGATCCGTCAATAATGGTTATTTGACCATTTCCTGTGTTCCTCCAGGTGATAGTGTGCAAGAAATCACCTGCTGCCCCTGTAGTCCCTAAAATCTCAGCTGTCTGTGAAGGCTCTACATGATGATAAGCGAATCTCTCCTCCACCTTAATGACATCATTTGTTTGATCTTCACCAGAAATTAGTAATGGATTAACATTAATAGCTCCAGCAGTACCAATTTGAATCCAGTCAGTAACTAAAGGACCAATAAATTTATAAATATCACCAGTATCATTTTCATCCCATACTAAACCAGTAGTTAAGAATGATAATGCAGTATTTGCACGCTCAGAAGCAGTTCCTACTACATGAGTAAAAATATATGTACCATTTATATCTAAACTACCAGGAATATTTAAGTTAACGGGGTTATGTAATAAATAATTAGTTTTCATAGCATTATCACCGAATAAGTACCTGTACCGGGGTTCTGTAATATAGTACAAGTAATACGTACGTATTTCCAAGGTATAATTCCTGAAGTACGTGTTATACCTGTAGATCCACCACTTAATGATAGATAACAATAGAACGAATAATTAATATTATCATTAGAAACTTCAATTTCTACAGCAGTAGTATTTGAACCTCGTCCTGTGGCAATAAGTTGAAATGAAGCAGGCCATGATATATTATCTACACCATATTCTAAAGAAGTTTTAGTTCCAGTAGTATTTAATGCATTGGCTAGATATTTTACTTCCATATATCCAGTACTTACTTGTAAAGCATTATTAGGTATTTTTATACTTCCTAGTATAGCATCGGCTAAACTCATGTTGTCCACTCTCCTTCACTAGATACTACACCATTAGTATAAGCAATAGTTTTTGTCCATTCTGTGATACTATCTGTAGCGGTTATTTCTGTTACTTGTCCTACAGCATTATATGCGGAAGGGCCTAGAGTCCATGTTTTAGAATCATAAGATGTAGATACATAATCTACAATACCGCTAGCATAAACTACAGTTTGTGCATTTATATATGGATACACTAAAACTCCTGCGGGAGTATATTCACCATTTCTAATATATAATTCATCAAAATTGGCATTTACCTTTGTAAATCCAGAGTTTAATGTATCAGCTCCAGGTGTATCTGGACCGGTACCCATGTCTATTGCTTGTTTAGCCATTATGAAACTTCAACTCCATCACTAACTCTATACCATTTATCTCCATCACTAGTAGCTAAGGTTCTACCCCCAGTTTCATCGGATACAATAATAATTGCATTATCATATGTTGATGCTGAAGGTAAAGTTGCTACTGTATATTCACTAACAAGTATAATTTTTTCAGCATAAAGTTCATCAAAGTTATCTTTTACTTTGCTAAATGCTTCATATAAATTATCAGCTCCAGGTGTATCTGGACCGGTACCTAAGTCTATATCTTGTTTTGCCATTTTATGATCCTAATGTAACTGAAGTACCAGAAAGTGTAAATGTACCACTAGTAGCTTCTAATTTTTTAGGTATTGAAATAGTGCTACCAGTAAGTATAAATGTACCACTAGAAGCTAATATACCTCTGAAAAGTCTATTAGGCATACTTGCTGTAGATATTCCAATGATAGCTAAAGTTCCCACTACCACTTCATCCAAACTATATTAGTTGCAGTCGTAGCTGCATTTACTCTAACTCCACTAACAGGTAGGATTGAACCAGGTAATACGCCTAAATAAACCACTGCTGCTCCGCCTTCTTCATGGTCTATACTTACGTCTCCACCGCCTCCTACAAATAGTGCATTAAAATCTAATACAGTGCTGTCACTTTTTGTCACTGCTGCGCTTGTTGTTGCTGAAGCGAATGCTCTTCTATGATGTCTCCATCTTGTTTCGTCTACCATGTCAATCCTCAATAAGTTTAGTTAGTAAATTATTATAATTAAGCCCAAAATTTGCTGGGCCATTAACTTGTACGTTTGTTTGTTGTGTTTCTTTTGGTTCTGCTACTAAATCTTTTACAAAGCTTTCTCGCATTTTTAATGCTAGAGTTAATAAGTCTGCAATGTCTTTATTACTAGTTAACTCTGCTTCTTCTAACTCTAGCAGTTTTTTATCTATAATTGTATCTAGAGTGGATTGTAGCTTTGTTCTATTTATATATCCTTGTTCTAAGAAGATTGTATCTATAAATCTTTTTGACTCTTTTTTATTTAAATAGTATACTACCTTTTCTACAGGTATATCTAATGTACTTGCTGTTTCTTCTATACTAGCTGTTTCTAAATATCTAGTAGTAACTTCTAGCAATTCTGGTGGCATCCTATAAGTTTCTTCTGGATTCATCATTGCATTAGACATGTGTACTCCTTATTTTTTCTATTATTAAATTGCATTATATCAAATTTTTTTGTCCATGTCAATCCCACTTGATACTTTTTAGGCTAGGTGTAGATTAGCATATTAAAGTTAATATTTTATTTTAGCTCTCTAAAATCAATGCAAAAAATATACCTTGGTTTCTCAAAAATCTTATACACCTTGTAGTAGTTTCTCAAAAACCTTGTATCGTTTACGCGTGGGGTAGTGAGGTCCGAGGAGCCTCGGACCAAGTCCGATAACCGCCCCCACCCGTCAAAGATTTGACGGGTGGTCAAACTTTTGACGCTAAGCGTCAAAAGTCATCCATTTGCGTTCCATTGCGATGTCTCGCAATAATTGTAGTGTGGTTTTTGCGCTACGGCTGGCGTCTGCCCAGATTGCCAAGGTTACCATCCCCGACAGCCGGTGATGGCATTCTTCCCACTCACGAAAGGTGTTGATGCGGATAGCATCCTGGAAGCAATGGTGCGCGGCGTGTTCTACGATTTTGACGGATATGCTCATTTTTCGGTCCTTTTCTGTGTGGGTGAGAGTGCAGTATAACAGCCTGGCTGAGCATTACAACCCTTTTCAGAAAATAAATATTGGCATAGCTTTTGCAAGTCAAAAAGCATGCCAGGCCCGCTGGCCTGGCTTCCACCCTGCCGGAGGCCCTGGCGTCATAACGCCAGGCGCGAACAGCGCC